ATCAGTTATTAATATCTTTCCATTTTCTAACAAAGGAAACTTAAACCTTTTTGATGTTAGATATAAATTAAGATTAAATGACTTGTATGATTTCTCATCAACATCTATTATCAACTATGATGTAGTATTAAGACATTTAGATTTCCTTGACCACATTTTAGTTGGTGAAAAACCTTACAGATTTAATCAACATGACAATAGACTTTATATTGACATGGATTGGAAAAATGATTTAGCAGTTGACGAATACCTAGTAATAGAATGTTATAGAAAATTAGACCCTACAGTTTATACAGATGTATATAATGACATACACTTAAAAAGATATGTTACAGCATTAATTAAAAAACAATGGGGAGCAAACCTATCTAAATTTAACGGAGTAGCAATGATTGGTGGAGTATCTCTAAATGGACAACAGATATTTTCTGAAGCTCTAACAGATTTAGAAAAATTAGAAAACGATATCAGAAGTACATTTGAGCTCAACCCAGCAATGATGATAGGATAAAAAAACCATGCCGGTTAATCATTACTTTCAAGCAGGCAATGGAATAGGCGAAACCTCCGAAAAAAGATTACATGAAGATTTAATCATTGAAGGTTTAAAAATATACGGACATGATGTATATTACCTGCCTAGAACACTTGTCAATAGAGACCTAGTATTAGGGGAAGATACCTCTAGTAGGTTTGATGACTCTTATATGTTAGAGGGTTATTTTGAAAGTACAGAAGGATTTTCAGGTCAACAAGAATTAATTAATAAGTTTGGTTTAGAGATAAGAGACGATATTACTTTTACTATTGCTAAACGAAGATGGCAAGACCAAGTTGATTCTCGCCACACAATGATAGTTGAAGGCCGTCCAAACGAGGGCGATATTATCTTTGTACCTTTTATGAATAGTTTTTTTGAAATACTATTTGTTGAAGACCAAGAGCCATTCTATCAATTAGGTAACTTACCAGTTTACAAATTAAAACTAACTAGATTTGAATATTCTAGTGAAGAGATTAATACAGGTCAAGAAGAGATTGATAAGGCTGAGGATAAGTATTCATTAGATACTTTAAACTACCAATTCCAATTAGAATTTGGTACTGAAGCTGAAACAGGAAGAGGTAACTTGCAACTAGAAGATTATCACAATGACGCAACTAATAAACCATCATTCCTTATTAATGAAAGCTTTACAGCGGCTGTATTACAAACACAATCTACATATGCAGAAAATTTAGATTTAGATACGGCAGCCGGTTTTGATACATCTTCTGTAAGTGATGACATATTAGACTTTACAGAAACAAATCCTTTTGGGGAGGTTAATACATAATGGATAGAGATAGAACAAAACAATTAGTAGAACATACTAATAAAGTTAATTTAAAGAAAAAAGAATTAGAATTATCTAAATCTTTAAGACAAGAAGTCGAGATTGGTGCTACAGGCACACAAAGATATAGAATTAAAAAAGGACCTAATAAAGGAAAAATACTATAATGTTTGGAAATCATTTCTATAATGAGGGTATGAGAAGATTGACCATTGCATTTGGTCAGATTTTTAATAATATCATAGTACAAAATACTTCCTCTACAGGTGCTGTTACTAAAAGAATTAGAGTGCCATTAGCATATGCACCTAAAGAAAAGTTTTTAGTTAGATTAGACCAACAACCAGATTTAGATGATAGAGAATTTGCAATTGTATTACCTAGAATGGGATTTGAAATTGCAGGTCTACAATATGACCCTACTAGAAAATTAACTAGAGTAAACAAATTTAAAAAAGTACATACAAGAACAGGTGCTACAGGTAAACAAATGGACTTTAACTATACACCAGTACCTTACAATATTAATTACAATCTTTTTATCTTTACTGCTACTGCTGAAAATGGTTTACAGATTACTGAACAAATATTACCATTCTTTCAACCAGATTATACGGTAACAGTTAACATGATACCTGATTTAAATATCAAGCGTGATGTACCTATCATTTTAAATAGTGTAAATTACGAAGACAGTTATAGTGGCGATTTCAATACTAGAAGAGCAGTTATCTATAGTTTAAACTTTACTGCTAAAACATATCTGTACGGACCTAGTAATACGCAAGGTATTATTAAAGAAACGCAAGCTGATTTATATTCTGATACAGATACAGTAAACAAAGCAAGAGAAGAAAGAATTACAGTCGTACCAAATCCTACAAGTGCTGACGCTGATGATGATTTTGGTTTTACAACAACGATTAGTTTCTTTACTGATACAAAGAAATATAATCCAACTACAGATTCGGATAGTTAAACATGAGTGAATTAGATAATAAAGTGAATGAAATTTTAGGTGTAAAAGTTGAAACAAAAGATATGGACATTACATCTTTACCAATGACAGACGATAAACCTTTGGTAGAAAGAAAAGACGACCCTAAAAAAGACGATATAGATAATGATTATGAATATAGTAGAGATAACTATAATGCTTTGATTGAAAAAGGTCAAGCAGCTATAGATGGCATACTAGAAATAGCAAGGGAAGGGCAACACCCGAGAGCATATGAAGTAGTTGGTCAATTAATTGGTAGCGTTGGTAATACTGTAGATAAACTGCAAGACTTACAAAAAAAATTAAAACAACTTAAAGAAGTGCCGAATAAAACTAACGCAAATATTAAAAACGCATTGTTTGTAGGTTCTACAGCAGAATTACAAAAGATGTTGAAAGGTGATAAGAATGAAAATATTAAAAGCGCAACAACCACACCCGAAAAAGATAGTAGTAGCGATTGAAGATTTAACTTTCATTAAGACAATGACGGCCTTACGAGAAATTATGCAAGGCGATAAGTTACTACACCCAATACAAATTAATAAACATACAATTAGCGACCAGAAAAGATTGGGTGCTGGCGGAGCTGAGTATGTTGAAAAAAAATTTAGTGTATGGAAAGGTAGTCAAAGAGTACAGGCTGCCAAGAGTTTAGGTTATACACATATAGAGGCGATAATATTAAATGACACTAACTAAACAAGAAAGAACCATTATTACAATGGGCGAAAATAAACAAAAGATGACTCGTAAGGTTGATACTTACGAATACGAATCTTTGGCAGAATGTATAAGGAGCGACCAAGTACCAGCAAGTGAAGTAGCAGAAATCTTTACTGATAAAGAATATTATAAATGGTATAAAAAGAAGTATCTATGACAGACGCATATCTAGGTAATCCAAATTTAAAAAAGGTTAACACACCTGTTGAATATTCTAAAGAACAAATTATAGAATATGAGAAGTGTGCTAATGACCCTATTTACTTTATGGAAACCTATGTAAGAATTGTATCGCTTGATGAAGGTCTTGTACCTTTTAAAATGTATCCTTTTCAAAGACACATAGTTAAAACTATACACGATAATAGATTTACCATATGTAAACTACCTAGACAATCAGGTAAATCAACAACAACTATTTCTTATCTATTGCATTATGCTTTATTTAATCCTAATTCTAATGTTGCTATACTTGCCAACAAATCATCAACTGCTAGAGATATACTAGGAAGATTGCAACTTGCATATGAAAACTTACCAAAATGGTTACAACAAGGTGTTATAAACTGGAACAAAGGTAATATAGAATTAGAAAACAAATCAACTATTGTGGCGGCTGCAACATCTTCAAGTGCAATTCGAGGTGGTTCTTTTAATATTATTTTCCTTGACGAGTTTGCTTTCGTACCGGCTAATATTGCCGAACAGTTTTTCTCTTCTGTTTATCCTACAATTTCCTCTGGTAAAAGTACAAAGATGATTATTGTATCTACACCTCACGGAATGAATATGTATTATAAACTATGGTCAGACGCAGAAAATGGTAACAATGATTATGTACCTATAGAAGTGCATTGGTCAGAAGTACCAGGCCGTGATGAGAAATGGAAAGAAACTACTATTAGAAACACCAGTCCGGAACAGTTTGCTTCGGAGTTTGAGTGTGAGTTTCTTGGTTCTATTGATACATTAATTAATCCATCTAAAATTAAAGCAACAGCACATAAGACGCCAATAGAAAGTAGAGGTGGTTTATCTGTATTTGAAAAACCAATTAAAGAACACCAATATGTTTGTACAATTGATGTTGCTCGTGGTGTTGTAAAAGATTATTCTGCCTTTGTTGTATTTGATGTAACAAGAGTACCTTATAAGGTTGTTGCAACTTATAAAAACAATGAAATAAAACCTTTCGTATTTCCTAGTATAATTGAGAAGACTTGTAAGGCATACAATACGGCACATGTATTAACCGAGGTCAATGATTTAGGTCAACAAATTGCCGAGACTTTACATTTAGAAATGGAATACGATAACATGTTAATGACTACACAAAGAGGAAGAGCAGGTCAAATTTTAGGTATTGGCTTTAGTGCTAGAGGTTCTTCTACAGGTGTAAGAATGACAAAACAAGTTAAGAAGATTGGTTGTTCTAACTTTAAAGATATTATAGAATCAGACAAGATATTCATTAATGACTTTCAGATTATTGAAGAAATGTCCACTTTTTCCAGAAGAGGTAATAGTTGGATGGCTGAAGAAGGATGTAATGATGACCTTATGACTTGTCTAATACTATTTGGTTGGTTATCTAATCAACAATACTTTAAAGAAATGACTGATTTAAACATAAGAGCTCAATTACACGAAGAACAAAAGAACTTAATTGAGCAAGACATGGCACCATTTGGCTTCGTGGACAATGGTGTGGACGAAGTTGAACCGGATATTGACGAGTATGGTACAGTTTGGCACCCGGTAACGAGAAAAGGTCTATAAAACTCGCATATCATAAATAGATATACGAATACAATTTGAATATGGGCTTATGAATAATAAGAAATTTGAGTTAAAATGTATTCAATAACAATGTTAAAATTAGCTAATTAAGGAGAAACACAAAATGGCATTTCAAGTATCACCAGGTGTTCTCGTACAGGAAAGAGATTTAACAAGAATCATTCCAGCTGTTTCAACATCAATTGGCGCCTTTGCTGGAGATTTCAGACAAGGACCTTTAGATGAAGTAACATCTGTATCAAGCGAACAAGAGCTTGTTACGATTTTTGGTAAACCAGACAGCAATAACTTTGAAGACTTTTTTAGTGCTGCTGCTTTTTTACAATACTCAAACTCATTGAGAGTTGTACGAGCTCAAAATACTAGTATATCAAATGCAACTGCTTCAGGTAGTACATTTGTTATAAAAAATGTTACTCATTATCAAGATAACTACTCAACTGGACAAGCTTCAGTAGGTGAGTGGGCGGCTAGAACTGCTGGCGCTTGGGGAAATTCAATCCAAGTTTCAGTTTGTCCTTCAGCTACTGCTTACGAGCAAACTTCTGTAACTACTGTCAATGACGCTTCAACAGCTGTCGGAGATACAACGGTTACGGTAACTAGTGGTACACCAATTAATGTTGGTGACATTATAAACTTTGCTGAGACAGGTGGTTACGAATATAGAGTAACAGCAAAATCAACTAACGATATAACTTTTGTAAGAAAAGAAACAGGCACAGGCGGATTACATTCTGCTTTAACTAATGGTGCAAATGTAAGAAGAAGATGGAGATATTATGACCTAGTGTCAGCTGCTCCAGGAACTTCTCCATATGTATCAGCAAGAAGTGGTGCCAATGACGAATTACATATAGTTGTAATTGATGAAGATGGAGATATCACAGGAACTCCAGGAGAAATCCTAGAAACTTATGATTCTGTATCTAAAGCTTCAGACGCAAAAAATCCACAAGGAGACACGAACTATTATCCAACAGTAGTATTGAATAGAAGTCAATACATTTTCTGGATGGACCATAATGCTTCAGGTTCCAACTGGGGTAATGCGGCTGCTAACTCAACTTACACGGATGTAACTACAAATACATACACATCACTATCAAATGGTAGTAATGGTTCAAATGTTTCTGTAGGTCAAAAGAAAACTGCTTACGAAAAATTTGAAGACGCAGATACAGTAGATGTAGGATTAATAATCGCTGGACCTGGAGACGCAACACATGTTGACAATCTTATCACAATTGCTGAGAAGAGAAAAGACGCTGTGGTTTTTGCTTCACCAGAGAGAAGTGATGTAGTTAATGTTGCAGACGCAGTAACGCAAACTTCAAATGTTATCGGCTTTTTCAATGGTATATCATCTTCAAGTTACATTACATTTGACTCTGGATACAAATACATGTATGACAGATACAATGATGTAAATAGATTTATCCCATTAAACGGCGACATGGCAGGTTTATCAGCAAGAACTGATTTGATTGCAGACTCATGGTTTTCACCAGCAGGTCTAAATAGAGGTCAAATTAGAGGCGCTATTAAACTAGCATATAATCCAACTAAAACGCAACGAGACGAACTTTACAGAGCTAGAGTAAATCCTGTTGTAACTTTCCCTGGACAAGGAACATTATTGTTCGGAGATAAAACTGGTTTATCTGCTCCATCAGCATTTGATAGAATCAATGTAAGAAGACTTTTCATAACTTTAGAGAAGGCGATTGCTACTGCTTCTAAATTCCAATTGTTTGAATTCAATGATGAATTCAGCAGAGCGAACTTTAGAAACATAGTAGAACCTTTTTTAAGAGAAGTGCAAGGTCGAAGAGGTATCACGGACTTTTTAGTAGTGTGTGATGAAACTAACAATACTGGCGAAGTAATAGACAGAAATGAATTCGTTGCAGAAATCTTTGTGAAGCCTGCAAGAAGCATTAACTTTATTACTCTTTCATTTGTTGCGACAAGAACAGGCGTAGCATTTGAAGAAGTGGCTGGGTAAGGATAGAAAAGGAGAATAACAATGGCAAACATTAATGACTTCAAAGCTAAACTTGCTGGCGGTGGCGCTAGAGCGAATCAGTATAAGGTAACTATGCCTTTTCCTGGTTACGCACAGTTAGGCGGAGAAATAGAAGAACTAGCATTTTTATGTCGTTCTACAAGTTTACCTGGTATGACCGTAGGGAATATACCTGTAAGTTTTAGAGGAAGACAAGTTAAAATTGCTGGTGATAGAACCGTAGAACCTTGGACTATAATTGTCTATAACGATACATCATTCAAATTAAGAAACGCATTTGAAAGATGGCAAAACGGAATCAACAACATGACAGATAACGAAGGATTAACAAATCCTGCCGACTATCAAGTTGACGCTTTCGTTGACCAGTTAGACAGAAATGGTGCAACAATCAAAAGTTATACTTTAAGAGGGGCGTTCCCAACAACGATTGCTCCAATTGCGTTAACTTATGACCAAGCGGATGCTATCGAAGAGTTTGAAGTAACATTTGAATACCAATACTTTGAATCAAATACTACTACTTAATAGGTAGTATAAGTATATACAAGTAAGTATAAAGGAAAATTAAATTATGGCAGATTTATTCGGATTTTCGATAACTAGGCAAAAACCTAAACAGGACCCGAAGCAAAGCTTTAATACACCTCAAGCGGATGATGGTACACAAACCATCGCCGCTGGGGGTTATTTTGGCCAGTACCTCGACATGGAGGGAAATGCTAAGAGTGAAGCCGACCTTATTAGAAGATATAGAGAAATTGCTCTCCACCCGGAGTGCGATATGGCAATCGAAGATGTGGTAAACGAAGCAATCGTTTCCAATGAATTGAAAGCGGCCGTACGATTGAATTTAGATAACATACCATTTGGTGATGATGTCAGAAGAAAAGTTGAAGATGAATTTAAAGAAATCTTGAACATGATGGCATTTAATACTAAAGGGCATGATATCTTTAGAAGATGGTATGTAGATGGTAGAATGTACTATCAAAAAATTATTGATAGAGACGCTACTTATAAAGGCATAACAGAATTAAGATATATTGACCCACGAAAGATTAAAAAAATTCGTGAAGTCAGAAAGAAAAGACCAGACGGACCTACTCCATATGGTCTATCAGTTGTTGATGAGTTTGAAGAGTATTTCCTTTTCAATGAAAAAGGAGTTACAAACTCTACATCTGGTGGAATTAAAATCGCTGTTGATACAGTAGCGTTTACACCATCAGGACTTATTGACCAAAACAAAAATCAAGTATTATCTTATTTACATAAGGCAATTAAACCAGTCAATCAATTAAGAATGATTGAGGACGCAGTTGTAATTTACAGAATCGCAAGAGCGCCTGAAAGAAGAATATTTAAAATTGATGTTGGTAATTTGCC